GTTTTCTCAATGTTTATTTTTGAGACTTTTTCTGGACAGTGTAAAGAGTGGCAAAATTTATGCCATTCGCGAGTGAAGGAGGCACTCAGGATACGAAAACTCCCAGCCTGTTGGGCTTGTCATTTTCCATCAGATGATAATCCTGAATACCTACAGGTTGTTACGAGTTTATTTAACTCGAAGGTAGAGGAGAAAGATTGGCCCAAGTATATTCAGTGGGCCATCGATTTTAGTACTAGACTCTTAGAATCTTATTTGACCTATTTTGAACTAGGTCTTAACAGAGTTTTACCCACCGATCGAAAGATCCTTCGTAAGGTGATATTTGATTGCCTTGACTATTGGTTCCTTTTGTCCTTAATAGGTAAGTTACCCAAATACCTTAAGTATTGGACTTGTAAGTTTTTTAGTGATATCCTTCAACAGTTTGACCAACCTGAAAAACCTGAAATTCCTTTGAAATTCAAACCTTTCATTTGTGGACAAATTGCAGGGAAGATTCACCTCATAACCTACGTCCGTACTAGGTCAGATAGAAAGCCCTCTGAAGACCATATAAAATTCTTTTTTGGTCTTCTTGATCTTAAAAAGGCTTCACGACCTATACATAAGATATTTGTGACAGAGGAGGTTGAGAAGTCCATTGAAAGGCTAACAACTAGTCCGGAAAGGGAACCTCTCAGAAATGGAATTATCAGAAGTATCAAGAGGGTTTGTAATTCTCTTGTATTTTCTCACATTCGTGGGAATTGTTCTGACATTCCTATTAACCTTCCTTCCTGTCTTCCTACTACTGGAGGACTTGAGAACCCCCGAAGAACTGGTGGGTGTTATGGTTTTTTACAAGGTAATTTGTCTTCCCTTTGTAATAATATTTCCGGCTCTTTTCATCTTTGTAATATGGAAAAAGATGGAGAAATTCTCCCTGTTTCAGTCCCATTTAATCCGAGAATAGAACTGTCCTACTACAGACATCTCGATGATCTGAGTAAGACCTATCCTGGATCTATCCCTGTGGAGATGGTTGGTCTTCCAGAACCTTTTAAGGTTCGGACCATTAGTAAGGGCCCGATTGATCTCTATGCACAAGCACGGAGATATCAAGGTCTCTTCTGGCATCTCCTCCGACATAGTCCAGTTTTTTCTCTAACTTGGTCACCTCTCTGTGAATATCACTTGAGGTACCTTTATAATGGGAATCCTTTTTCCAAGAACCGTCTTGAAAGTTATCTTCTCTCTGCAGATTATGAGGCTGCTACAGATTCCATCTATAAGGAAATTATAGAGGAAACTGCAGAACACCTTTTTCATCTCCTGGATATACCTTGGAGTGATCGGGCCCTTCTTCTCAAAATCCTGACAAGATGTGAGATAGAAAGACTCGATGGTGAATCCCTCAAACAGAAGAGAGGGCAACTCATGGGTTCACCCCTGAGTTTTGTCCTCCTCTGTATTATTAATGCAGGAGTAAACCTTTTTGTAATTGAGAAGTCTATTGGGGAGAGAATAAAATTTCCCCTTTTTGGTGAAGAAGTTCCTTTCCTTGTAAATGGAGATGATTATCTCTCCTTCCTTCCAGTTCGCTATTACGAATTTTGGAAAGAATGTGTTACAAGCGTGGGTTTAAAACCCTCGCTTGGAAAGAACTATTTACATCCCTATCTTGGGACTGTAAACTCCACCCTAATTAAGATTAATAGACCCCTCCATTTTGATGAAAGGTTTAAGGATAACTTACCTGGGAAGATCTTTAGGCATCTTAAACTTTCTCTCGCTTATCCACCAGAAGAACAAGACGTACTTATAAAGGACGACACATTCGACTGGAGGAAGATTAGTATTAAAACCAACCTTGAGAGATTGATCCTCGATCAGAAAGAGGATATCCAGAGGACCTTAATATTTTATGCCCTCCGTAAGTTTAAGAAATTTCTTTCAGTTATACCTAAAGAAATACCTTACTCTGTTTCTCCCTCTCTGGGTGGATTAGGTATACCACTCGTAGACCACAAACAGGTTTCAGATCCTCATAGAATGAGAGTTTCATATTTAATAACCCGACCACCAAAACGAGGTCGGACTCTCATATTTCCAGGTGAGGTAAGTCAGGTTGATCTTCTTCTAAAGGAGAAGGAAAATCAACTGCTTGACCAACTGGAAATACCATGGGAACCTGGAACCGAAAAACCATCACCTAGGGAAGGTGAAAGTCCTTTCTCGAGGTGGTGTTTTCTTTATGAGTTCGAAAAAATCAAACCAAAGGTTTCTATTCTCCAAACTCTAAAGAAGTGGTCCTACATTATTAAAAGAGAGTTAAAAGAGTCTAATCGACTTTTGAAGGTTCTTAGACCAGCTAGTTCAACAAGTTGTAAACAAGATGTCAAACCTTGGACAAGAACCTTCCCCCTCTATACCTTCGACTTGGGACTTGGCAAAGATGATTTTGTTTCAAGAGCTGCCCTTTTCAGAGAAATCACACCTGGAATTGATTTATTTATATAAACTTTTCCAGGATGATTTTCCCTTTGCGAGGGGTCAAACACTGTTTGAACTTGTAGATTATTCTGAGAACCCTTTAAAATATAAGGATTCTCATAATTTTTGCTACAATTCAGCTATGAGGATAACCACATTTCTCGCCTGGATCAAACAACTGGGCGAAGAGCGTTTTGAGGAGAATTTCTGGGCTGTCTTCGGACATGTCAAGCAATCTCTCCTTTTTATGCTCAATGAACCTGAATTCAATCAGTTTCATCCTGAAAATCAAGGTTATCTCACCTTCTTTTCTTTTGATCATTAAGAAGGCTTAATCATCTTTTCCTTGTCCCCGGCAAATCTGTTTCTACCACCTCTAACCCGGATCAAAACAAGAGCAACGACGGGAACATCAAAATGTTTATTCCCCTCACGCCTTTGAGAGTGATCTTCGGATCATAAAGCCTCGGCCTTGTTATGAAGCTAGGTTAGTAGAGACAGAAATG